TTTAATAAATGAGGTTATGAAAATCCACGTTTGGAAAACAGAAAAATTCTGGAAAGAAAATTACGAGCAGCAGGTATTGGAAGAGATTATTAATCCGATAGAGAAGAAGTTGGAGGTGATGAAAACTAATGATTAAAGTACTGAATACCATTAATACTAGACTGATTCCTATATCGGTTTTACAGGATGTAAAAAGTAGAATCTCTGATTGGCTTGCATCCGGCGGAAAAGAAACCGATCCTTACATTCAGCGGCAAATTGATTATCTGAAAGCTGTTGAAAAAGCAGCATTGGATGAGAAAAATATCGTATAAGTGGAATTGGAGGAGATGAAGAATAATGATTGATATTTTAATAGCATTCACATTAGGCACACTGTTCGGAGCATTCGGTATTCTTCTCTGGGCGGCGTGTGTGGGTGGCAAGCGTAAATAGCAATGAAAAAGGAGTGATGATATGTTCGAGCTAAAAGCAACAGGGATAATTATTAATTTTTTAATTGCACTCTATGCAATGGTAAAAGCCCATAAAGCAGCTGTTAAGAATAATATATCATTCACGGTATTTTATTCTGCAATGTATGTCGTGTACTTGATTGGAATGTGGAACTGTACATAAAAAGGAGTGATGATATGCGAACCAGGCAAAAGTCACTTGTTGATTTTGGCGTATATCCAGAAGACATTAACCGTTTAAAGGATATATGTCAGAAAGCTACACCAGAGCAGAGACACGATATTTTACACTGCTGCATAAGCTCTTGCCCGCCGGGGATTGAACTTTTGGTGTATGAATCTATTGTAACAAACAAATCCTATGACCGTATCATGAAAACGAAATACATACCGGCAAAGCGAGACGATTTCTACGCATACAAGCGCAAGGCAATGGCTATGTTTTATGATACTCTAAGAAAACTAAGAGAAATATAATACTACAATTAATATTAAAATGTGGGGACAAATTTTTCTGCCATGTATGGTAATATAGTATATATCTATGACTATATGCCATATGTGGCAGTTTTTTGTTTGGAGGTGAGAACGTGGGAATGCCAATGGGAAAACCACCCATGTATAAAACGGTGGATGAAATTGAAAAAAAAATCGAAAAATATTTTGAGTATTGTAAAGGATATCCTTTAACTGATAGCAAAGGCAAACAAATGTTTAATAAATTCGGGTCTCCCGTTTTTGTAGACGTTCACCCTCCGACCGTTACAGGACTTGCTCTGGCCCTTGGATTTACAAGCAGACAGGCTCTTTTAAACTATCAAGCAAAACCAGAGTTTGTTGACACGATTACGCGCGCGAAAGCAAGAGTAGAACAGTATGCAGAAGAACGACTGTTTGATCGTGATGGTTCCAATGGTGCTCAGTTTAGTCTTAGAAACAACTTCAAGGGTTGGGACGCTGACAAGAAAAATGATGATTTCGGAGACGGAAAGATTACGATTGTGAACAATATTCCAAGACCGGAGAAACAGGATGGAAAGTAACGCTATCAAATTGAATGAGATTGTGGCACCAGCATTTTACAATGTGTTTTGGGATATTTTAGATGGTAAACACACTTACTATGATCTGTACGGTGGACGTGGATCCACAAAATCATCTTTTGTAGGCGGCATGATTCCGTTTCAGATGATGCAGGATGCAGAGAATGGCTTAATGTCAAATGCTGTAATCTTTCGGAAAGTCGGTAATACGCTCAGAGAATCTGTGTATGAACAGATCGCATGGGGAATTGATGCGCTTGGAGCAAGTGATTTATGGGCTGACAGTTTAAGTCCTATGCAATATGTGTATAAGCCAACAGGACAAAAGATCATATTCAGAGGACTGGATAAAGCTAAGAAAACAAAGTCCATAAAAGTAAAAAAAGGATATTTCAAGTACCTTTGGTTTGAGGAGCTTGATGAGTTTGCCGGAATTGAAGAAATCCGTACAGTTCAACAGTCTGTACTTCGTGGTGGAAGCAAATTTGAAGTATTTAAGACATTTAATCCACCGATCAGCCGGAGCAACTGGGCGAACGTGTATGTGGAGGAACCGAGAGTTGACAGCTACAGACACAAGAGCGATTATAGATCAGTTCCTGTTGAATGGCTTGGTCAGCAATTTATTGATGATGCAGAGCATCTGAAGAAAACAAATCAGAGAGCTTACGACCATGAATATCTCGGTCTTCCTGTTGGACTTGGAACAAATATTTTCGAACTGTTAGAAATTCGAAAAATTACAGATGAAGAGATTCAGAGCTTTCAAAGTATCTACCAGGGACAGGACTGGGGGTGGTATCCAGATCCTAAAGCATTTCTCCGTGTAGCTTATGTTCCTAATCAGGAAAAAGTTTTTTTATTAGACGAACTTGGAGGCTCCAAGATAAGAAACAAGGAAATGGCTAACCAGATAAAGAAAAAAGGATATGATGATTATTCAATATCTTGCGGAGTTGATGAAGAAGAAAGCATTATTGACTTCCGAGATGCAGGGCTTCCAGCACGTAGGGCCATTGTTACACCGGGAAGCCGCAAATATACTTTTGAGTGGTTACAGTGCCGAACATTAGTCATTGATCCGGCACGAACGCCTAGAGCATACAAGGAAATTATCAATTATGAGCATGAAGTAGATAGCAATGGAGAAGTGATTGCAGATTATCCAGATGGCAACGATCACTGGATAGATTCTCTCAGATACGCAACCAGTCCATTGTCGATGAGAAGGGGGCACAGTGCATAAAATGTTAGATAGGTACTTTTCAGATAAAATAAATAAATTCTTAAGCGTCGGTTTAAAAATATATGGATCATCTGACATTAACGAAATCTTAAAAGTTGTAGAATATGAAGACATTATTGTGCGAGATACTTCTGTAAGATGGATGGATTTTAAAAGGTAGATTAAATGGGACTTATAACAACGCTAAAAAGGTGGTTTAACATGATATTCAAAAAGAAAGCCGAAGAGGACTTTAACATCCAGGCGGCAGAATTTCCAGAAATGGAATCACTGATTAATAAATGTGCGAACATATATCGAGGCGTTCCATACTGGCTAGATGATAAGAATAATATCAAGACGATTAATTTTGCTAAATCCGTGTGTTCCGAGACTGCCAGACTCGCAACATTGGCGATCGGCATTCAGATTGACGGCTCTGCAAGGGCTACGTGGCTACAGGAGCAGATAGACAAGGTATATTTCCAAATCCGGCACTGGGTAGAATATGGATGTGCTTACGGAACAGTTTTTATCAAGCCAAACGGTGAGAGCCTTGACATATTTACTCCAGCAGACGTGATGATTGTAGATTACGACAATCAAGAAATTAAAGGGATTATATTCAAGGATTCTTACACTGTTGGACGGAAATACTACACAAGGCTCGAATATCATAGATTTGTCGAGACCACCGTGGACGGAGTGACAACCTATCCGTACTATGTATCAAACAGGGCTTATGTATCGAAATCCCCTCAGAGCATCGGTGATAAGATTGACCTTAAACAGACTAAATGGGCTGATCTTATGGCAGATACACCGCCGATTCTCAAAGCAAACGGTGAGAAACTGGACGGACCATTGTACGGAGTACTGCGGACACCGCAGGCTAACAATGTGGATATTAGCACGCCACTGGGACTTCCGATATTTGCGGAAGCTATAGAAGAATTAAAAGACCTGGACATTGCATACAGCCGAAATGCAAAAGAAATTCTTGATTCTAAACGAACTGTTCTGGCAGATGACAGATTGTTGATGCCGAGTGGTTCACCTGTCTCCGCTATGACACCGCAGGCCATGGAGCACAGATGCAAAGAAATGAACTTGCCGGATTATGTGAAAAACGTATTCGGACAGGACGAGAAAGAATTTTACCAGGAAATCAATCCAATTCTCAACACAGATACCCGTATAAGTGGCATAAACGCCATTTTAAGCCAGTTGGGGTACAAGATTGGATTCTCCAATGGGTACTTTGTTTTCAACGAATCTAGTGGCATTCAGACAGCCACAGGAGTAGAAGCGGAACAGCAGAGGACAGTCCAATTCATCAAAGACGTGAGGGATAAGTTGGAATCTTGTCTGGACGAAGTTATTTACGCATTGAACGTTTACGCTGACCTGTACGGACTTGCACCTGTCGGAGCTTATGAAGTCAATTATGATTTTGGAGACATCCTCTATGTCAGAGAAAACGACCGTGCAAGATGGTGGCAGTATGTTACTACGAATAAAGTACCGGCATGGTTGTATTTTGTAAAATTCGAGGGAATGACTGAGGAAGAAGCGAAAGCAATGGTCAAAGAAGCTCAGCCAGACGAGCCAAAATTGTTTGGAGATGAATAGTTATGTTAAGACCAGAATATTTACGGCAAATTACAGAGGGCAGTGAACAGATAGCAGAAGAACTGCATCAGTACATCATCTCTGAGATCGTGTCGAGAATGATGGCAAGAATTGGCAGAGGTGAAGATTATATTCTGACTAATGCCGATGCGTGGAGAATCAGAACGCTACAGGAATCTGGTGAACTGTTAGAAGACATTCTGGCAGAATTATCCAAATACACAAAACGTGAACAGCAGGAACTTCTTGAAGCGTTTGAAGATGCTGGAATCACTGCAATGAACTATGATGATAAGATATACAAGGCGGCAGGATTAAGCCCTGTACCGCTCGAACAGTCGCCAGCTATGATAAGACTCATGGAGCGAAATATGCTTGCGACTATGGGAGAGTGGAAGAACTTCACAAGAACAACCGCAAGTGCCGCTCAAAGGCTATATATCGAGCAATGTGACCTTGCCTATAATCATGTAATGACTGGGGCGGTGGGGTATACGCAAGCCATCAAGGAAGCAGTTAATAACGTTGTATCAGATGGTGTCACTGTCACATATCCATCTGGCAGAAAAGACACGATTGAAACAGCAGTAGCACGTTCTGTCAGAACTGGCGTGGCTCAGGCTACTGGAGATATATCCCTCAAACGCATGGAAGAAATGGGCTGGGATTTAGTTCTGGTCAGTGCTCACATGGGAGCCAGAACAGGTGACGGCGGGCAGAATCCAGGTAATCACTCATGGTGGCAAGGCAAGATATACTCTCGTTCTGGGAAGAGTAAGAAGTTTCCACCGTTCTCGTTGACCGGATATGGAACAGCAAGTGGACTGTCAGGAGTCAACTGCCGGCATAGTTTCGGAGCCAGCGATGGAGAATTTAATCCCTATACAGAACTATTAGCACAGGACAAAGCCAACAAGGGAAAACAGTACGAAAAGGAACAACGACAACGTACTTATGAACGAAGAATCCGCAAAACGAAGCGAGAAGTCCTTGGAATGCAAACGGCGGTTGACAACTGCAAGGACGAACAGACGAGATTTGCACTCCAGCAAGACCTTGACCGGAAGTCTTATCTTTTGCAGAAACAAAATGCTGCATATAAGGACTACTGCAAGCAGAATGACCTAAGAGAGCTGCAAGACCGACTTATGATAGCAAAGTGGAATCGCCAGAATGCCGCAAAAGCCAGAGGAGCGGCAAAGAGATACAAAACAGCAAAGGGGATTGACTGATGGACAGATGGGAATATTATAATCCAAATCCTGTTAAGGATAAGAGAACAGGAGATTGCGTTGTCCGAGCAATATGCAAAGCAACTGGCTTCGACTGGGAAACGGTATTCGCCGGATTAATGATACAGGCATGTGCTCTGTCAGATATGCCAAGCGCTAATTATGTATGGGGATCATATTTGGCAAGGCATGGATATCACAGAAAGCTTGTGGAGCAGTCAGAGAGGTATATTTATACAGTCAATGATTTCTGCGCAGATCATCCTACTGGTGCATACATCCTTTGCATAGATGGCCATGTGGTGACGGTACAAGACGGAAAATATTATGATACATGGGATAGCGGTAATGAGGTCCCGGTATATTACTGGGAAAGGAGCTTATAAAAATGAGCATACAGGAATTTATCCAATTTTTTCTTTCAATTTGTGGAGGGGTATCAATTGTTGGAGGGGCAGCAGCTGTTATTTTTAAATGGATTGCTCCGGCATTCAGGCTTAATAAGCGAGTGGAGACACTGGAAGAACATGATAAGCGAGATTACGAGAGTCTTCAGAGGATTGCGGAACGTGATTCATTGATTCTGGAAGTGTTATCAACCATGCTGGATAGTCAGATCAGTGGGAATAATGTGGAAGAATTAAAAAAAACAAAACAGAAGCTTACAAATTATCTTGCACAGAATCAGCGTTAATTGCATTAATAAGAGGTATTCTCATGAAATTATATGTGTTCACAAAGAAAGATATAGACAGATTCTTAGTAGAGTGTAATTTTACACCGGATGAAGAAAGATTGTTCCGGTTGAGATGTAAAGAATACACGCTTGAATACTGTGCTGAACAGATGAATGTGAGCATATCTACCGTAAAGAGATTAAGCAGAAGAGTAAACAGTAAGATTATAAAAGTATGCTAAAAGGAGAGGCAATTTACCCCTCCTTCTTTTTATACAAAATCTTCTTTTACAGCTCTTTCAAGCAATAAAATCACGTATTCTGGTGGGTTTCTTTTACCACCTTCCCAATTTTCAATTGTCCTTTTGGGAATTTTGTATTTATCGGAAAAAGCCTGTTGGCTTAATCCGGAAAATGAACGAATTTCTTTAAACTTCATTCTTCTTCCTCCTCTTCGCCATCTTTTAACGCGTCCAATCTTTCCTGGTTTATTCGATTCATTTCAGCAATCATAAATTTGATTGCTTCCACAAATTTTTCACCTTTTGGGCTGTCCACTTTTGCGTACATGTAGCCCGCACTGTTTACGGAAAAAATCGTATCTTTTACTTTGGCAAATTCTCCATATTTCCCTTCACTGGTTCCAATAGTCCAATATTTGCCACCATCAACAGGAATACTCAACCATCCCTGCTCGTTAGGCGCTAGACAAGCTTGAACTTTTTCTACAGCCTTATGACCATATCTGTAAATCTCATTCTGTCCGGCGTTAATATAACGATAATCCTTATACATCTTTTTACTCCTCCTTAATTTTACGTCTTCCTTGTTTCTGATATTATAATATCACTCAATGGGTGATATGCCAATACTTTTTTGATACTTTTTCGAACTTCTTAGATTGATATATCTGTGCAAAAATATAATCAGAAAGGCGGTGTATAAGATGGCATTATATAACAATCCTTATCAATATAGTTTTGGCGTTCCGGGGCAGATGAATCAGTTCCAGCAACAGTCTGTCCAGATGCCAGCTCAACCAGTACAGCAACCACAGCAAAATAATAGCGGTATCCTGTGGGTATCAGGCGAAGTAGGCGCAAAATCCTATCTGGTAGCACCCGGGACAAGCGTTTTACTGATGGATTCAGAGAGTGAAAAGTTCTATATAAAATCTACAGACGTTTCCGGTATGCCGCAGCCACTGCGGACGTTTGAGTATCATGAAGTAGGCACTCAGATGCCGCCTAAACAGCCTGCTCAGAACATGGACAGTAAGTACGTCACCAGACAGGAATATGACGATTTAAAGGGCAAATACGAAGCTATCATAAACCGATTAAATTCTTTTTCTGAGCCTGTTAGGGCTAATACCGAACAAGAATCAGCAGTCAAGGGAGGAAACGCAGATGAGTAATCCATTATTTAACGTACTTGGCGGCGGGATGCCGCAGGGAAACGGACCAATGCAGATGATACAGCAATTCATGCAATTTAAACAGAATTACAAAGGGAACCCAAAAGAAGAAGTCCAGAAAATGCTTCAGTCTGGAAAGATTTCTCAACAGCAACTTAATCAGGTTCAGCAGATGGCAGGACAATTCCAGCACATGTTGAAAGGAATGAAATAGTACATTGCAATCTGGCCAGATTGATGTAAATACACAAAAAGGAGATTATATTATGGATGGAAATTATAGCTTAGCAGATATTGCCGCTGCTACTGGAAACGGTAGAAATAATGACGGCATGTTTGGTGGAGATGGCAGCTGGTGGATTATTGTTTTATTCATTTTTGCTTTCTTCGGATGGGGAAACAACGGATGGGGCAATAATGGAAACGGCGGAGGATATGTAGCTACAGCAGCTACTCAGGCAGATATTCAGAGAGGATTTGATAATTCCGCTGTGATTAGCAAACTTGACGGAATCAACAATGGTCTCTGTGATGGCTTCTATGCCATGAATAATGGTATGCTTACCGGATTTAACGGAATCAACACCAACATCATGCAGACTGGCTTCGGCATCCAGCAGGCTATTAACGCTGACACTGTAGCAAATATGCAGAATACCAATGCACTCCAGGCACAGCTTGCAAACTGCTGCTGTGAAACCAGAGAAGCAATCCAGGGCATAAACTATAACATGGCACAGAATACCTGTGCATTGCAGAACACCATGAATAGCAACACAAGAGACATTATTGACAGCCAGAACGCTGGGACAAGAGCCATTCTTGACTATCTTTGCAATGAAAAGATTTCTAACCTGCAGGCTGAAAACAATGACCTCAGACGTGCTGCATCTCAGGATCGTCAGTCTGCATTGCTTACAACTGCAATGGCTTCTCAGACGCAGCAGCTTATTAATGCGATTAATCCAGCACCGATTCCGGCTTACCAGGTACCGAACCCGAACACATATTACGGATGCGGATGCAATGCTGGATGCAATTGCTGATAACTTCATATCGAGAGTATCTTTCGATTAAATTCGGATGTCGGCTTATGCCGTATTACACAGAGGGGCAGGCCAAAAACCTGCCCTTTTGTGATATGAAAGGAGTATTTTTATGGCAGAATTTACAAATGTAGCTGCTCAGACTGTAGCAGCAAATGGAAACGTAGTATTTTCAAACACAGCAGTCAAAGGTTCTAACTGCATTCAACACAGGGAGGGAAGTGGAATCATTACGCTGAGAGGACTTACTAACCAGTGCAAGGCTAGATTTTTCGTGGACTTCTCTGGTAATATTGCAATTCCAACAGGTGGTACTGTCGGGGCTATCTCTCTGGCTATTGCAATATCTGGTGAGCCGGTTCTTTCTTCTCAGATGATTTCCACGCCGGCAGCAGTAGACCAGTACAACAATGTGTCCTCTGGAATCTATATTGATGTACCTCGCGGATGTTGTGTTAATATCGCAGTAGAGAATACAAGCGATCAGGCTGTTTCTGTTGCGAACGCAAATATTGTCGTGACTAGAGAAGCGTAGGAGGTGTGATTATGAGAGACATTAAAGATTTATGTGCAAGAATTGAAGACGAACTGTCCAAAATCGCAGATAGTGGGCTGACCACTGGAAACTTGGAAATGACATACAAGTTGATTGATATGTACAAAGATATAAAAAATACGCAGTACTGGGACAAAAAGGTGGAGTATTACAACGCCGTCCTTGATGAAATGCGTAGCGGATACAATGACGATTACAGCGAGCGCGGAAGAAAACGTGGCGGCATGGGGAGATACAGCCGCAGTGATGGAAGAATGATGTACCCAGATTATGATCGTGGCACCTCTTACGGTGATGAAAGTCGCGACTACGGAACCGGAAGAGGAAATTATAGCCGATCTGATGGACGAGACACTTACAGTGACTATATGACACAGAAACAGAATTATCGTTCTGGAAAGTCTGAGGACTGCAAGAGGAAGATGCTTGCCGCTCTGGAAGAACATCTTGACGAACTTACTACAGAAATGAGCGATATGTCCAAGGACGCAGAGTGCCGGGAAGAGCGTGATCTTGTTAAAAGATACGTTGAAAAACTGAGAAGTATGCTTTGACTCTTGCAAATGTGGGGACAACTTTTTAAAAAAAATGTGATACTATAATCTTGCAAGGCATGGTGAACCTTGTAGGGCTTGCTGATTAGAAGTTTTTGCTTTCTTTTTCGTTTCATGTCCTCCTTTCTTTGTGAATATGTCCTTAATAGAAACAGATTTGAGCGGAATCTGGAGGTTGAAAAGCGGATGCAATTTCCGGCATATTCATTAGTCGGCTTGACTGAATGGTAACACCTCCTTATAAATGAATCAACATTTCCGTGAAAGTCGGATAGTGGCAGGCATAACACGATAAATACCTTGCTAACCCGGGAATCCGGGTTAATGGAATGTAGCTCAGTTGGAAGAGCGGAGGACGCATAGTCCTTGACACCGCAGGTTCGAGTCCTGCCTTTCCAATTACCTTGCCAGTGGTCTAACTGGCTTAATCCATTTACCTGCGGCGGCAGGTCAATAAACACGACCAGGAGGATATTATGCAGAAACTTATTGACACATTAAAATCATTTGGAATTGAAATCCCGGAGGATAAGCAGGCAGATGTTAAAAAGGCACTCTCTGAGCATTATAAGAATGCTAAGGAAGTTGCAAAAACCCTGTCGAAAGTCGAGGGAGAACGTGATAACTGGAAAGAACGTGCTGAGACAGCAGAAGAAACCTTAAAAGGTTTTGACGGTATCGACCCGGCGAACATTCAGACAGAGCTTGCTGGATGGAAGAAGAAGGCTGAGGACGCAGAGAAGGAATTCAATGCGAAAATCTATGACCGCGATTTCTCAGACGCACTTAAAACAGCACTTGATGATGTTAAATTTTCCAGTGAGGCTGCAAAGAAGTCTGTTATGGCAGACATCAAGGAAGCAGGATTGAAGCTGAAAGACGGTAAAATCCTTGGACTGAATGATTTGATTGAGCAGATGAAGCAGTCTGACGCATCCGCTTTTGTGGATGAATCTCAGCAGCAGGCTCAGCAGAACCAGGCAAGGTTTACTACTCATGTTGGACAGCAGCAGACACCGGGAAACATGACAAAGAAAGATATCGAAGCAATCAAAGACCCGTCCGAGAGACAGGCCGCAATCGCCCAGAATATCCAGTTATTCCAGTGATTTTTTTACACCGACTATACACCAGAGTATAGTTGCTAACCCAATACCTTAACAATTATGGGTAGAAAGGATTTTTATATGGCAGCAAAAGCTAATCTTATTATGAGCAATGATATCCAGGTCACAGCACGTGAGATTGACTTTGTTACCAGATTCGAAAGAAACTGGGAATACTTACGTGAAATCCTTGGTATCATGCGTCCAATCAAAAAGACACCCGGAGCGCTTCTTAAATCAAAATATGCAGAAGGTACATTACAGGATGGAAATGTTGGTGAGGGTGAAGAAATCCCTTACAGCAAATTCACTGTAAAAGAAAAGCCTTATGCAGAAATGAGTATTGAGAAGTACGCAAAGGCTGTATCTATCGAAGCGATCAAGGATCACGGTTATGAGAACGCCGTTCAGATGACCGATGATGAATTCCTTTTCCAACTTCAGACCAATGTTACTGAAAGATTTTATGATTATCTAAAAACAGGTACTCTCTCATTCACGGAAACCACTTTCCAGATGGCTCTGGCAATGGCTAAGGGTCGTGTAGAAAACAAATTCAAACAAATGCACAGAAATGTGACTGGCGTTGTTGGATTTGTCAACATTCTGGATGTGTACGAATATATCGGCGCAGCTGATATCACTATTCAGAACCAGTTCGGTTTCCAGTATATGAAAGACTTCCTGGGATTCAACACAATCTTCCTGTTATCTGAAAGTGAGATTCCGAGAGGAACAGTAATCGCTACACCTGTAGAAAACATCGTTCTTTACTACGTAGATCCGAATGAATCTGACTTTGCGAGAGCTGGTCTGGTATACACCGTTTCCGGCGAAACAAACTTGATCGGATTCCATACACAGGGCAACTACCACACAGCAGTGTCCGAAGCGTTCGCAATCATGGGACTTACTCTCTTTGCGGAGTACATTGACGCTATTGCTGTCGGAACTATCAACGCAACTCAGACGCTTGGAACTCTGACTGTAAACTCTGCGGCAGGAAGTAAGAGTGGAGATACAAAAGTGACTGTCACTCCGACAAAAGCAAGCGCAGGAAATGCATATAAGTACAAAGTTGCATCTTCCGAGACTACTGTAGATTATGGCCAGAATGTGAAGAACTGGACTGCGTGGGATGGAGAAGCTGACATTACCGCAGCAACAGGGCAGGTAATCACAGTGGTTGAATGCGACAGCACATATAAGGCGTTAAGTGCCGGGCATGCGACTGTAACAGCAAAATGATGATTGCAGGAGGTAACTGGCATGGCTTATGCAGATTATGAATTTTACACAACTTCATATTTCGGTTCAGTTGTGCCAGAAACCGACTTTCCACGATTAGCAGAAAGAGCCAGTGGCTTTGTGGACACAATGACATTTGACAGGTTGGTGGACGGACTGCCGACAAACGAACGCTCTCAGAAGCGTATCAAAAAGGCGGTCTGTTCATTGGCTGAATTAATGTATCAGATTGAGCTTGCTGAGAAGAATGCTACCAATGCCGCTGTTAGTGGTACATCAACCACAATCGGGTCCGGTGGTAGCACGACAGGCGTTGTAACCTCTGTATCCTCTGGCAGTGAATCCATCTCCTACGCCACGCCTCAGCAGATTGGAGCGAGTGCAAAGGAATGGAGTGCAGTATATGCCGCCGCCGGGGACGTACAGAAAACGAACGACTTACTTCTTAAGACAGCTTTACCGCTGTTGATGGGAGTAAGGACGGATGATGGAATACCAGTATTATATGCGGGGGTGTGAGTATGATTTGCAATAAAAAGGCTTATTCAGATATGCGAAAAGACTGTGAAAACTGTCCAGACAAAGAACAGTGTTGGAATGGTAAAAATGTTGGAGTAGCCTATTTAGATGCAAGCATTACAGAAGAAGTATCACAACCACTTATGAGAGAAACAAAGACTATAAATGTCGGTGGTGTCCTCACAACGGCATATAAAGATGATATCGAAAGAGAAATATATAAGGCTTTACGAGAGCCTTTTTCTCTGAATTTTGGAGCATAAAGGAGTGATTATATGGACATTTCAACATTAGGCTCATGCGGGGTGAAAGCATGAAATATGTGCGAAAAAAACCGACTATAGTTGAAGCTATTCAATGTTTTACCACTCCAGATAGTATAGCTCAAATCGAAAAGTTTGTTGGCGATTCGGTAGAAATTAATAACAACCTTAAACCACCATACATTGAGATTTCTACATATTCTGTTCTATTTAGAGATTGCGAAAGAGTCGATTTGGTAGTCATAAAACCTGGAGACTATGTCTTGCGTGATGAAGAATGGTATTTCAATACAATGACAAAAGATGAATTTGAAGAAGAATTTAAGGAGGTATCAGAGTAATGGAAGCATTATTTACAAATGTAACTCTGATTCTGGCAGTAATCAGTGTTCTGGCATTTTGCGTGTCTGTGATTACACAGGTGATTAAAAACGTTGGATTCTTGTCTAAGATTCCGACAGATGCACTGGTACTTGTACTGTCTATTGGAATTACTGTAGCCGCTTTTGTAGCGTATATGCAGTATATACACATGACAATCTTGTGGTATATGATTTTAGCAGCTATCATGGCTGGGTTTATTGTGGCATTTATTTCCATGTTCGGATGGGAAAAGATTACGGAATTGTGGAAACGAACGTCCAAGGTTGACGTGGATAAGCTGAAAAATAAATGATTAAGGAGAGGGTATCATGTACGAAAAAACGGTGACGATTTTTAATTATTACGAATCAGCCACAACTGGAGATGCGTACTGGTATCCTCATGTTTTATCCGGCGTCGACCTCATTACAGACAAGGGATCAATACTCAAGAAGTACGGACCAGACGCAACTGACAACGCACAGTTACACATTCGATATACCGTCCAGAACGGTGATATAACCATTACTGATAAAGACGGAAAGATTCTTCCATGGTTGCCGCCTAAAGAGTGGAAGCAGCAGATTAACAACGCTCTGGAGGATACGATTACATTCTCAGATGAATCGTTTTTCTGGGAGGGTGAGTGGACTGGTGGAACGATAACTGACAGTGATTATCGAAATGGATTCTACCAGTACATGAATCAAAATAAAGACAATGTATTCAAAATCACAAGCGTGGGTGGACCGTACAGCCTAATTCCACACTTTGAAATTCTTGGTAAATAGCATGAGCAGAACAAAGCATTTTAAAGGTTTTTCTATCGTTGATGGAGACATGAAAGTTAATCTGAATATGAGTCGTTTTTCAAGGCAGTACCAAGAAGCTCAGTATCTCCTTGACGGAATGGTAATGGACAGCATGATTCCATTTATGCCAATGATTGCATCAAACTTTATTAACCGTACAAGAGCAGAAAGTACATCTTTACAAGGCAGTGGAAAAGTATGTGCGGCGGCGGCTCCATACGGGCGTTTTCTGTATGAGGGAAAAGGAATGGTTGACGAAGCAACCGGAAGTCCCTACGCAAGACGTGGAGCAAAAAAAGTACTTGTTAGTCAGTTTTCTGGTCAGACAGCCGCAAAGGAAAATCTTGAATATACCAAACAGGCGCACCCACGGGCACAGGCAAAATGGTTCGATGCCGCTAAACGACAATACGGCAGTACGTGGATTCGCAAAGTAAAAGCACAGGCAGGAGGTGGACGACATGGCAGATAAGCCTATCGGTAAGGATGCAACCGGATATGAGATTCTGACAGATGCCATGAAAGCACTTCTGAACCAGTATCCGGGACTGTACGATAATGAAACAATCAAATTTGAGGAACTAGGCAAGGAATCAGGAATTGCATTCTCGGCAGACAACGGGGCGTTGGTCTATTCAGAAAAAGAAGATGTTTGCGGAATAATGCACCAAATTTGTCAGTACCCATTTTATGTAGTGTACCGAACAGCATCCGACAAAGAACGGCAGAAGTTATCTGTTCAGAAGTTTCTGGACAATCTCGGTAAATGGATATGTCGAGAACCAGTTATTATAAATGGCTCTGAGACACGCTTAAATGCGTTTCCTAAGCTTTCGCAAGGAAGAGTAATAAAACGTATCACCCGTGATAATTCCTATGGTTTAGAGCCACAGGAGAGTGGCGTACAGGATTGGCTATTGCCATTATCAGTGAGATACGAAAACACTTATGAAGTAATATAACGAGTAACAACCGGCTATCAGTTGGAGATAGTCGCTAACCTACACAGCCTTTTAAAAGTTATAGGCAGAAAGGACATTTCTATGGCAGTTACAGGCAAGATTGACCGTAAATATATGGCCCATTATATCGATGCAGGTTCCCTCTGTGGAGGGCTGACACCGAAATATGAGCGTCTTGGAAAAGATCTGGAAGAGTATAACGTTGAACTCAATCCAGATACCGAAATATCTAAAAACATTCTCGGAGAATCCACATTCAAGCATAACGGCTATGAAGTTTCTTCTGATGCTGATCCGTTCTATGCGGATACCACATCTGACTTGTTCGGAGCATTACAGAAGATTGTAGATGGACGTCTTAAAGACGACAGCCTCAAAACAAAAGCAGTTGAAGTTCATCTCTGGACAGAAGCCACAGCAGGCAAGTATGAAGCATATCAGCAGGATTGTTATGTTGTGCCAACCTCCTACGGTGGTGATACATCCGGCTATCAGATTCCATTTACTGTCAACTATGTTGGCGAACGTGTAAAAGGAAAATTCGATATCAGTTCCGGTACATTCACAGCTGACAGTGAATAAGCACATACACAAGGAGGATATGCTAAATGGCAAAAGTAATTAATACCAAAATTGATGATGGAATTCTCATTTTTACATTCACAAACAATGAAGACGAAGTTTTTTCTTCTTTCAAACTGAACCCGACGGATATCAATGTAGCAGCACGCGCAGAAGAACTGGAGGAGTGCTTTGAACAGTTCAAGGCTTCCGTCCAGAAAGTTACATCTGGTAAAGAAATGGCGGAACTGAATAAACAGATTGAGGATAAAATCAATTATCTCCTTGGATATGAAGCATCCAAGGACCTGTTTAAAGAACCAATTACCGCAACAACTGTATTCGGTAATGGTCAGGTGTTTGCTTATATTGTTTTGGATAAGATCGCAGAAGCAATCGCACCGGAAATTGAAAAGAGAAAGAAGAAAATGCAGACGGCAGTCAATAAGTACGTGGAGAAATATACAAAATGACCGCCTATGAGCTACCCACCTCACTGAACATAAGTGGGGTGGATTTTTCTATCAGAACGGATTTTCGCGCGATTATTGATATTCTCATAGCTATGAATGATCCAGAACTGGACGAGCAGGCGAAAGCAGTTGTTATGTTACAGATTCTGTTTGAGGACTGGCAGAGCATACCGGCTGAGTGCTTGGACGAAGCTTGCCAGAAAGCATCGGAGTTCATCGACTGCGGACAGTTGGACGATAATTCAAACCACCCGAAGCCCCGTTTAATGGACTGGGAACAGGACGGAGATATGATTGTGCCGGCTGTAAACAAGGTTGCCGGAAAAGAAATCAGATCTATACCATATATGCACTGGTGGACGTTTTTCGGATACTTTATGGAATCTGGTGAGTGCCTGTTTAACACAGTTGTTGGAATCCGGTCAAAAAAAGTAAAAGGCGAACGTCTGGATAAATGGGAAAAGAAATTCTATCAAGAAAATAAGAACATTATTGATATAAAAACACGTCTCAGCGAAGAAGAGCAAGCTTATAAAGATAAGCTGAATGAGATGTTGAACCTCAAATAGTTAGGAGGTGGACGCATGGCTGCTGATGGCTCAGTCATTATTGATACCAGAATGGACACATCGGGTGTGCAAAATGGCGTATCAGCTATAAAACAGTCATTTAACAGCCTTGGGAGTGCTGTAAAAAAAATCGGTCTGCTGATTGGTGGGGCTTTTGCTGTTGGTAAATTGGTACAGTTCGGCAAAGAGTGCGTTGCCCTTGGTTCCGACCTCGCAGAAGTTCAGAATGTGGTCGATGTTACATTTACAACCATGTCGGATAAGGTCAATGAATTTGCAAAGAACGCCATGACCTCTGCCGGCCTATCTGAAACTATGGCAAAAAGGTATGTCGGCACGTTCGGCGCAATGTCAAAGTCGTTCGGATTCTCAGAGGCACAGGCTTATGATATGTCAACGGCTCTGACACAGCTGACCGGTGACGTGGCATCATTCTACAACATTAGTCAGGACTTGGCTTACATTAAGCTGAAATCAGTGTTTACGGGTGAAACGGAAACACTCAAGGACCTCGGCGTGGTAATGACTCAGTCGGCCCTCGATCAGTACGCACTGGCTAATGGCTATGGCAAAACTACATCCGAAATGACCGAACAGGAGAAAGTAGCTCTCCGTCTGGCTTTTGTGCAGAAACAGTTATCGGCTGCATCTGGTGACTTCATCCGTACTTCTGACAGCTGGGCGAACCAAGTGCGAGTGATGCAGCTACAGTTGCAGTCTCTCAAGGCAACAGTCGGACAGGGACTGATTAATATTTTCACACCTGTTCTGAAAGTAATTAATATCTTGCTTGGCAAATTGGCAACTCTGGCGAATGCATTTAAGTCATTTACAGAACTCATTACCGGTAAAAAATCTTCCGGTCAGACAAGCGGAAGCGGCGCAGGCCTTGCCGGAACAGACGCGATCGCAGACACGGCGGATGCTTATGGTGACGCGGCGGATAATGCTGAGCAACTTGCAGATGCCACAAACGATAATGCTAAGGCAACGAAAAAGGCAAATAAAGAAACAAAAAATTATCTTTCTTCATTAGACGAAATACACAAAGCTACTTCTACAGATAGTAGCTCTTCCATACCATCTTCATCTGGTGGGAGTGGTGGAGCGTCTGGAGGATTATCTGGTGCAGTAAGCAATGTGGATTACGGAAAACTTGCAGAAGGCGAAACGACTATTGAAAAAATGTCCAAGCCGCTTGACGCCATAATAAAGAAGTTTAAAAAATTAGCCAAATTGCTATCAAAAGGATTCTGGGATGGATTAGGCAATTATGAGCCAATTTTTGATGATATTAAGAAAAATATTAACTCTATCAGGAAATCTTTGCAGAATATATTTACTGATCCAGAAGTAATTGGAGCGGCAAGTGATTTTTTAGATACATTTGCTTATTCCATTGGAAAAGTATCTGGATCTTTTTCAAGGATTGGAATAACAATTGCTCAAAATCTTATTGGAGGAATAGAAAAATTTCTAAAGAAAAACACCAGTAGAATAAAAACATATTTAATTGATATGTTTGATATTGGATCTGAGGTTGCTCAAATCGAAGGAAATTTTTCATCCGCTCTAGCAGAGGTATTTTCTGTATTTGGTGGAGGAGTTGCGCAGCAGATAACAGCCAATATCATAGGGATATTCTCAAATATCTCAATGACTGCTATGGGATTATGTGCAAGACTTGGAAGAGATATGCTGAATATGATCGCACAGCCGTTCATTGATAATAAGGATATATTAAAAAGCGCAGTCGAAGAAACACTTGGGGTTATCGAAACAATAACCGATGGATTATCGACAGTTATTCAAAATCTTTCTGATTTGGTGACCGCATTATACGATGAGCATTTAAAACCTTTTTTCGATTCAATAGCTAATGGACTTTCAACCATTTTTGGAACTTTAATAGATGGATATAACACATATATTCTACCGGTTCTGCAAGGTTTGGCTTCTAAAATAAAAGAGCTTATGGATGGGGAATTGGGAGAAATGTTTGTAAAGGTCCAAACGTTTCTTGGCAAATTAATAGATATCTTAAAAGAGCTTTGGGAAAATATTTTAGTCCCAATAATTAGCTGGATTATATCGAATGCAATTCCAGTAATAGCAGACGCTTGCGATGCTCGGCAATGCCCAGCCGAAGGATGCCGATGTCATTCCAGTAATAGCAGACGTGGCAAATGTAATTGGTAGCACTGTTATAGAAGCAATAAAATCCGTTATTAAAATTATTGGAGATGTATTAGATGTTCTGAGCGGAGTTATTGATTTTCTGAAAGGAGTTTTTACAGGAGATTGGGAACTGGCATGGAACGGAATCAAAGAAATTGCAAGAGGTGTATGGAACCTTATAAAAGATATTATATCTGGAGCCTGGGAAGCTATTAAGGGAATAGTGGAAACCGCATTAACAATAATAAAAAGTATCATTTCTCTTTCTTGGAACGCAATAAAAACAGTTACTGTTACAATATGGAATGCTATAAAAACATGGCTGTCTAATACTTGGGAAGCAATAAAAACTACAGTCTCGACAGTATTTGATGGAATAAAGTCTAAAATTACAAGAATTTGGGATTCTGTATCAGAAAAAACGTCATCTATATGGGAAAGTATAACAACATTTGTTGACAGAAAAGTAAATGCTATTCATGATGCAATCGTTGATAAATTTACAAGTGCCAGAGATACAGTTGTAAGAGTTTTTGAAGGTATACGCGATACTATCAAAGATATATTAAACAAAGTGATCGGAATTGCAAACAGCGCTATTGGAACTGTAAACAGTGCAATCGGCGGCATTGAATCAGCGTTTACATTTGGACCATGGAAGGTTCCAACTCCTTTTGGTTCAAGGACAATTGGATTTACGGCTAATTTCCCAAGAGTTCCTACAATTCCATATCTTGCAAAAGGTGCCGTTATTCCGCCAAGATCAGAGTTTCTGGCAGTACTCGGTGATCAGAAGAACGGACGAAACCTGGAAGCACCGGAAGGTGTTATCCGAGAAATTATTGATGATGCATTTGCAAGGCATCAGCAGGGCAGCAGTGGTAACTTCCGATTTACAGCGCAATTGAACCGCAGAACGATATTTGATGAGATGATTGATGAAGCAAAGTTAAGACGTGATGCAAGCGGTACAAATCCGTTTGAATTGGCGTAGGGGGGTGAGAACGTGTCATTTCCGATAAGTAAATCAATAACTGATAGATATAAGATAAATGGACTTCTCATTCCTCAGCCAGATGAGGACATGCAGTGTAGTTTTGAAACCACCTATTCAGAAGGAAGTAACCGAACTCAAAAAGGAGTTGCATTGATAACTCCACTTTTTACAGTAATCCAATACAGTTATAAGGCAACTAATGTGCCGGTTGACGAGAAATCAACTAATCTGGTAAATGCAATCATAAAAGGAAAACCATTTATTTTATATCATTGGCTGGCGCATAAAAACGAATGGCGATCAGAAAAATTTTATGTTGGAAAAATGCACTACAATATAAGGCATGTTGGAGAGTATTACTCTGAGATATCGTTTAATATGCAGGGGGTGAATCCACTTGATTAATGTATCAAATACTTTTAAAGAAAAGTTGCAGGATGGTGAGCGAGTAATTGAAATCGTGGAGATCACCTTTGCTGACGGAACAACAAAGACACTTGAAAACGAGATTATGATCGGCAATAATGACTTTTCCGATTGTGCGGAGAGTAGCAGCTTCCCGGTCGGCGCTACAGTCTGCAAAACGATGAAACTTGAACTGGACAACACGGAGGATCAGTGGAAAAATTATAATTTCTATCAAGCTAAAGTACATGCCTATTTGAAGCTTCAGACTTCTGTTGCAGAACCAGCTAGTGAATCAATCTGGATGGATGATTTTTACGAGCCAATTCTTGATATTGATGGAAACAGCATAGTCCTTTCCAGAGCCGCATCGGAAGACCGATATGAGACGATTGATAAGGGTGTCTATACAATTACCACGCCAGAGCAATACGGTGAAATATTGAGCTTTACGGCGCTGGATGACATGTATAAAACCAATGCTAAATATTATAGTGCTCTGACGCTTCCACAGCCGATTATGGCGCTGGTAAGAGACGCTTGCGAGAGTTTGAATATCCCTATGGGGTTTTCCTCTATGACACATGGAAATGTAATTGTCACAGCGCTCCCAGATAATATGACATTCCGCCAATTGATCGGTTGGGCGGCAATGTTGGAGACAGCAAACGCCAGGATTGACAATAGAGGGTATTTGCAATTTATTAAGTGGAATTTTGGAGCTGTCGAAAACGGATCCTTGGTTCCATTTAAATTAGAGGATTACGTGAGTAGCCCTACACTTTCCAGTGATGATATTGTAATTACTGGTATCAGAGTAAAAAACAAAGAATCTGAATCCCTGTTTGGAACTGCTGGATATGTGTTGGAGTTAGAAAACAATCTTCTGTTTGACAGTGACCTTGGAACTGTAGCGGCATGGATTGGCGGTAATCTGGTCGGGGCCAGATTCCGAAATCTGCAAGGGGATCTGATTTATAATCCTCTGTTAGAGTTTGGCGACATGGCATATAGCTTTGATCGGAACGGAAATAAATATCTTACACCGATTACTGATGTATCATCTCCGTTAAATGGCATTACCACTGTAAAAACGCAGGCAGATGATCCCATCCGAAATAGCAGCACATATATGTCGGAAGCTACAAAAGCACTGGTAGAAGCTAGACAACTTGTTAAGGATGAACGCACAGAGCGCGAAAAAGCCGTTGAAAGGCTTAATAATACGCTTAAAACTTCTGGTGGTTTATACATGACTGTAGAGCCACAGGATGATGGTAGCAATATCTATTATGCGCACAATAAGCCTACACTGGAAGAATCTGATATTGTATGGAAGTTTACGGCAGAAGCAATCGGCATTTCCATGGATGGAGGAAAGACATATCCTTATGGATTAAATATTAATGGAGAGCTTATTGCAAGGCTTCTGTATGCAGAGGGAATCAATGCAAGTTATATTAATGCCGGCGCGTTAGTCGTTCGTGACACAAACGGAAAGATTATTTTCTCAGCCGATATTGATAATAACCAGATTGTAATTGACGGCGCATCCGTGCGAATCGGTGCATCACCTTTGGACGGACTGTTAAACAGTATGCAAGGTCAGATTGACGGAAATATCAATACCTGGACCGGGACTCCTGCACCTACACTTAGCAATTACCCGGCAAACGAGTGGCTAACTGATACAGAAATGAGTAAGCATGTAGGTGATCTGTATTATGATGGAGACAGCCATGCTTACAGATTCCGCAATGATGGAAAAGGGTATTACTGGGAAAGATTAAAAGATACGGACGTAACAAAAGCATTACAGGATTCCGAGGATGCTTTAGCGGCAGCTAAATCCGCGCAGGAAGCGGCAGCTCTTGCAAAGAATATGACATTGCAGTTGAGCAACGAATACCAGGGCATTTCTGTTGATTCTGACGGAAATTACGGAACATTTCCCGGCAATGTGAGTACGCAGGCAGTCGTGATGTACGGAACGCAGGATATTACATCTGATTGTAAATTTACAATTATCAAATCAGATAGCGTAACAGGATCCTGGAATAATGCGACCAAGACATACACAGTAACAGCATTATCCACTGACGATGGATGGGTAGACATCAAAGCAACATATATCAGTGTTTTATCAGTAGTTAAAAGATTTTCTCTGGCTAAAATTTATGCCGGGAAAAATGGTACAAATGGTGTTGACGGTCTCCAGGGACCAAAAGGAGACCAAGGCATACCGGGACCACAAGGAGAACAAGGTATTCAAGGCCCACAAGGACCGAGAGGAGAACAAGGAATTCCTGGAACTCCCGGGGCGGATGGTAAAACGCCGTATTTGCATATTAAATATGCTCCGGTAGAAAATCCAACATCTGGACAGATGACAAAGACACCAGATATTTATATTGGTACTTACACAGATTATTTACAGGATGACAGCACGGATCCAGCTGCCTATACCTGGGCGAAATTTCGCGGGGATGATGGACAGCCCGGAAAGAATGGATATACCTGGATTAAATACGCTTCTATGCCAAACGGCGAAGATATGTCAGATAACCCAGATACTGTTCCATGGATTGATACAGATGGGAATACAATATGTGATACTGCAGGAAATCCAATATATCTTGAGCCAGAATATGTTGCGTATATCGGAATTGCAAATAATAAGGAAACGCCAACGGAAAGTGATGATCCGGCTGATTATACATGGACCCGATACAAAGGCGCTGATGGGGAAAACGGTTCTGATGGCAAGGATGGAGCAGACGGAAAAGATGGAAAAACAAGTTATACACACATTGCCTATGCGAATTCTGCGGATGGAAAAACAGATTTCTCTGTGTCGGACAGTAATCGTGAGTATATCGGTATGTATGCGGATTTTACCGAGCAAGATAGTACTAATCCAGATGATTACGCGTGGACACTTGTAAAAGGCGCGAATGGCGCACAAGGAATCCCTGGAAAAGCAGGTGCGGACGGAAAGACGCCATATTTCCACATAGCTTATGCGAATAGTGCTGACGGAAAAACTGGCTTTGATGTAGTTGTCAGTGCCGGAAAGCAGTATATTGGCCAATATACTGATTACGACACGCCGGATGATTCCATTGACCCGACAAAATATAGCTGGACGAAGATAAAGGGTGAACAGGGCGAAAAAGGAGAACAGGGTGTACCTGGCAGGACATATTTTATCGAGCTTTCATCCAATATCCTAAAGCGAGGACAGGATGATAAGATTGTACCAAGTACAATTACGGCAAAAGCTTATTATCGAGATGGTGACAGTGCTACAAGAACAGCATATTCCGGTAGATGGTATGTGCAAACTTCCACGGATGGCTCTACATTTACAAACGCATTGGTTTCAACTGTGAATGAGCCGAGTAAAAGCTATACTGTTAGCTCACTGGATAGAAGCATTGTGTCTGTTAGATTTATCTTGTATGCAGCAGATGGAACTACAAATCAGCTGGATATGCAATCTGTCCCTGTGGTGATAGATGTGGACGCACTTACCCACGAAGAGATATTTAATCTTCTTACAAATAATGGTTCCATGAAAGGAATTTATAAAGAGGGCAACCAGTTATATATTTCGTTCACTTATGCAAAAGGCGGAACGTTGAAGCTTGGCGGTCCGAATAATGGATATGGCACCTTTGAGGTGTATGACGCGAATGGAAATATAATAACCCAAATAGATAACTCGGTTGGGTTTAAAAACTTCAAGGGAAAAGAGTGGTTCCAGATAAACGAATCAGTAGCTACGGCTGGTTACGATTCACCCCTTGTTCATGGGCTTCTCGATTTATCCGCGCAATACGCTGATGGATATTGGACTGTTTTGGAGAGCAAACAAGCTGGTCTTCTTCTGAAGACTGTATCCAGAATGAAAATTGAGACAACTGGAAGCAGTTCTTTGACTCTCAATGTGCCAGAAATGCCTAAGCTTATAACCGGTAGTAACTTGGGGAAAAATAATAATGGAGATGTCGGAACAATTGCATCATCCTCCATGCATTATAAAGTGCTTGGGAAAACCGTAAAAGAAGACGAACTGGAAGACCTATACAGAATCAAGGTAATATGGGCGAAGTACAAAGACGGATACCTTATGGAACAAGACGAACGGTGTGGTAAAGAAATGCCAATGTTCATCGCAGAGGATATTGACCGAAGATTTCCAATCGCTGTCGATCATAACAAAAAAGGACATGCTGAAAACTGGAACTATCGTATTATGATTCCATGCATGTTCGCAATGCTGAAAAATGAGCATGAAAAAGTTAAAAATCTACAATCCGAGCTTGATTCCGTGAGAACGGAATTGAATGAATTAAAGCAACTTATCAAACAACATATTTCAATGGAGGTATAAGACTATGGCTAATAATACTTGGAAAAATTACACACAAAAAGATACAGCTTTATTGGATAATGATGAAGTTATGCTGTTGGATTCCACTGACGGAAAGAACAAACGCGGACTAATGAGCAAATTTTGGGATTATGTCGTTGATAAAATGTCAACGGCTGTTATCGGTAAATTGGAAACGGAAAACAAGACAGTTATCGGGGCACTTAACTATTTATATGGCAACTCATTGCGCAAGCTTGATATAAAAGATGACACCGCCGAAACAATAGGAAAACCAGTAGAAACTTTAAAAAATAACATAGAAAAATTTCAATCAAGTAGCGATATTGTCTATTTTGGATTTATACAATGCGGAACAAGAGCTCAATATATCGGTTTTACAATTCTAGAAAATCAATATGCTTCTTTTTTAATTCATTCATATGGAACCGATCTTGTTCAGCTAAAACGCATTAATGGCAAGTGGGAATAAAATTATAAATCAAAAATTATTCCTTCAATTTTTACTATTCCATTCATATTTTCACCAGTGTGTCTGGTCCAAGCATATAAGGTTGTTTCAATTTTAGGACTAAATATAATACTGTATCTAATAGGATAATTAGTGATTTCTGGACTAATTATGTTTGAAACAGAAAGCTCCGTTTTGGAAGTTGAAATTTGCATTGCATCTGGTTTGACATCGTTCCAATTATTTGTAAAACAAAGTAATGCAATTTGGTTTTCTTTTATAGTTATTTCTGCGCCAGTATATGAGAGTTTTTCAGTTGTAGTTATTTTCACTTCCTTAACTATGGTTACGTGATTGCCATATAAATAGTTAGCGAAAAATAATTAAAATCGCAAAAACTCTATTTTATGTGTTAGAGAGCTGCGGAAATTATAGCCTCCTTATCACGGTACAGCTATATTTGTGGTAAGGAGGCAATGTCATTATGACAGAGAATTTAATCATGGTAGGTGTATTGTATAAAAATGTGGGGCTGAAATTCACAATTGCTCGTTGTATCATGTACTTATCAATATGAAAGGAATGATATAATGAGCAAATTACAGGAATTTTTAAATCTCGGTGATTATTACGCATCAAACGGCGGGTACCTCGAAAAGAAAAGTAATGCCTATCTGGATGATTTTAAAAAGAATGCAGGATATAACAATTACACTAAATTTGCAAGAGATGTAAATAGCTGGGGACAGCCAGGATTCCAGGGGCAGCCGTGGTGTGCGGAGTATCAGTTCTGGAAACTGGTTAATGTTTTGGGAATCACAAAAGCCTTACAGATTATGGGCGGTGGTTTTTACAATTGCGTATCAATCACTAATCATGCTAAAACAAACGGAACTTGGCACAGCAAGCCAAAATTCGGAGCACTTGTAATCTTTCGCAATGGCTCTCATGTTGGAAGTGTGCAAAGTTTTGATAGCTCGAGAATCTATACAAACGAAGGAAATACTTCTAGTGTAGCTGGCGTGGTGGCAAATGGCGGAGCGGTTCGCAATAAGTCCTATTCCATCAACGATCCAGCAATCGACGGATATGTTTGGATTGATTGGGAATCCTATGAAGATATCACTTCTTGGAAAAAGACAGGAACCAGAGCAGCAACAGTAAATGACTTGTATGTCCGTGAAACACCGAATGGTTACGTTATGGGTTCAATCAATAAAGGAACCGTTGTTGAAATTGATGGAAAAACAAGTGGAAAGTGGACGCATGTAAAAGTTTCCGGTATCGGTATTGGCTGGATCTGGACTGGATATCTGGCAAAGGAGGGTGGCCCCGCATCCGCTACCATTACAGGAAAACAGGACAAGACACAGGTGCTTTTCAAGGGGAATGTAACCGCCACTGTGCTTAATGTGCGTACCTGGGCTGGAACTGAGTACCCGAACATCAAAAAATATCCAACTCTTAACCATGGCAATGAAGTAGAAGTTATGAATTATACACAGAAAGATAAAAACGGCAGCAAATGGTATTATATCCGTATTGCAGGAAAATATTATGGCTTTGTATCTGCAAAATATATCAAAAAGCAGTAAAAATTATCCCGGGGTTAATTCCCCCGGGAATTTCTTTTCAAAATTAATGATAACATCAATGCGCCAGTTCGTTGGCACATAGAAGATATCATTGATTTTCCTTTTGGATTTTTGGGAAAATGTCGAGCTGAAAACCAATCTCGTTGCCTTTCCCATAAGCATTTTTGGTATCTTTTGAGTATGTAACCTTTTCAATTAAACTCTTAAGCATTTTATTCTTTGATTCTATATCAAGGCTCCAATAGTTATCAAGTAGCTCTTCGCAACGCGGGATAAAATCTGACTGTTGTTTTATAGTGTTCTCGTCATGTTTGATTTCTTCTTTTAATTTTTCTATAGTATCGGAGCATGACTGGATAGATGCGGCTATTGTTTTGGCACGTTCAAGAAAAACCTCTGTGGTGTATATGCCTTGTTCAAGCAGATCATATTGTTTTGCTTTCTGAGAGTTTAAGCTTTCCAGCTCGTTTTCTTTTTCATGTATGAGATTCTGCTTAGAAGTTATTCCGCAATCAATAGCCTTTGAAGATGTATTAATATCATTGTTTAACTTATATTCCTCCACAATCTCCCTAATTCCATCAATCACAGCTTTTTCAACTATGGATAATTTGCTGCTCACCGTAGAGCAAGACGTATATGGACACATAAGTGTATCTTCCTGTCCACGTTTTTGATAGGGGCGGCGAACCATGGCACGACCACATTTGCTGCAATAGACAATTCCGGCAAGTGGATTACGAATCGAGTTTGCTATACTAACTGGGCGAGGTGGATTCTTTTTTCGAATTTCCTGGACGGAATTATACAGATCTTCCGATATAATAGCTGGATGTAATCCATCACAGATAAGAGTATCTTTTGATCGAGGACGTGTCTTAATTACTTGACCATTCTGTATAGTCTTCACTGTTTTTCTCCCATTCCATCGTATTTTTCCGATGTATACCGGATTTGTCAGAATTCCCTGTATACTGGCAGGAGTCCAGTCGCCGCATAGTGCAGATTCTATCCCCATTTCATTTAATTTCCGTGCAATCTTCGCAACTCCAATTTGTTCGCAGCCATCACCGGCATACCAGGTGTAGATCATTTTTACAATCTCAGCTTGAGCCGGAACAAGTCGGAGAGTATAGCCTTTTTCTTTTTCGAGTTTTACTCTTTCGTATCCGTAAGGTGGTTTGTTGCCGCAATACTTACCCTCTTTTACCGATGAGATCCTTCCGGCATTCAGACGGCGCTTGATGGTTTTGTATTCTCGGCGGCTCATAAAAAGTCCAAACTCAAAATACTCTTCATCAAATTCATTGTTTGGATCATATATTTTTGTCGGGGTAATAATCTTTGTATCAGAGTACTGGAAAGCTCTGGACACAATGCCTTGGTCAATAGTATCTCCCCTTGCCAGACGCTCCACCTCTACCACCAAAACTCCATCCCACATACCGGATTCTACCTCATGTAGAAGCTGCTGCATAACAGGGCGATCGGCGATAGTTTCGCCAGATACCACTTCGCGGTAAATTGCGCCCACAATGTACTCTTTTTTCTTTGCAAGATCTAACAGGATCCGTTCATGTCTGGCAAGAGTTTCACCCTCTCCGTGTGCTTCAGCTTCCCGATCGGCTCTGGATTTCCTTAAATAGATACATACTGATTCATTCATTTTATCATTCTCCTTTTTTTTACTTGTGCGATAATCCAGGAGATGATATAATTATGGTGTAGGTAAGATTTTTCTCCGGATTATCTTATTTATTAAAACCGGTTCCCGTTGGTAGCGAGAGCCGGCTTTTTTATTATTTATTCTATTTCATCAATATCAAGAGAATATCCAAGGACTTCTCCAACATCTGTACATTTTCCTTTTAAAGTAACTGTCTCTCCTTTGGTCATGGAAGCTACTTTTGTTTTTTGTTCATCATTTTTTATGTAGCATTGAACTCCGATAATCTCAAAGTCTCCATCAGCCATCAAGTCAATATACTTTCCAGAAGCGTCAATGTTTGTAAGTTTTCCAGTAATCTCAAGATATTTATCTTTGTATTTATCAGATGCTCCCATGGCATTGTTATCAAGATCTGCCATCATATCATTAACTGATGCAGAAGTGTATTCTTTTGGCGCATCCTCTTTCTTACTTAATGTGGAATCTGTGGATTTTGTACTGGAATTACTATTACTTCCGCCTGTCGCCGCGCCTATAACACAAAGGACGATAAGGGCAAGTAGAATCCACTTAAACTTTCCACCCTTTAATTTCTTTCGGCACTGCGGGCATACTTTAGCGTCCGCCGGAATCTCTGTCTTGCAATACTTGCATTTTTTTGTCTTTTTCATAGAAAACCCTCCTCATATGGTTTATTTTTATCTGATTTTACAACAAAACGCAACAAAATACAATAACTTGGAATAATTCGACATAAATTGAAAGAAAAATAATGCTTGACTTTTGGGCGTACATAATATATTATTTATGCGAGGACAAAAATTGGAGGTGAATAAAATGTCCCCTAGAACTGGAAGACCACCGATTAACGATGTATCCAGGACTGAAAAACTTAATATAAGACTGACAAAAAAAGAAAAAGACCGCATTGATAAATGCGCAGAAGTCCTTGGAATTTCCAGAACTGATACCATAATGAAAGGTATTGGATTAGTGGAAAAAGAAATCGGCGAGTAAAAAAAGAAATGGAGCAACCGCACCGGCAAAGTGAAATGGTTGCTCCTACCTCCAAATGGAGATATTCAAATTATAGCACTGAGTATCTTTATTTGGCAACCACAAACATGAAAAACGGAGGGCTAAATATGTTAGATACTATTTTGAATAAAACAATTGATGAAACAGATAAAACGCCTATTGAAATCGCACTTGGCATTGATGAGAATGGATACACCACAGCAAGGGCGTTGTATGATTTTCTTGATATGCCAAAACAAAATTTTGCTAGATGGGCTAAAAAGAATATTGAAGAAAACGAATATTTTGAAGAAAATGTTGACTGGTGGGGGTTCTTCACAATGAAGAACGGTAATGAATGCAAAGATTACCGTCTCACCACAGACTTTGCAAAGCACCTTTCAATGGAAAGCCATTCTGCCAAAGGGAAGATTGCGCGCCAGTATTTCCTTAAAGTCGAAACCAAGCTGAAAGAAGCCGTAAAACAGAGCATTGCACCCATGACGCCGCTTGAACAGTTGCAATTGCAGGCACAGGCAATCTTGCAGGTAAATGAAAAGGTTGACGTCCTGGATAAGAAACTGGAACGCCTGGAACTTGATCTCCCGATTCTGCCAATTGAAGCCGACCGTATTACAGAAGCAGTCCGCAAACGTGGAGTGGACATACTGGGCGGAAAAGGCTCAAACGCTTACCAGGACAGGTCAGTGAGACAGAGAGTATACAGTAACATCTATGCAGACTTAAAAGCGAACTTCCGCGTGCGCTCTTACAAGTCAATCAAGAGGCACCAGTGCGATTCTGCCTTGAACGTAATTGCCAGATACGAAGCTCCATTGTATCTCCAGGATGAAATTTTTATGATGAACGGACAGCGCTCTATCTGGGATGATTAATGTCGGGAGGTGTCGAAAAACGTCGAAATTCGCAGTAAATTCGTCAAATTTGTGCAATATTCAGATATTGCCCGAAATCAGACAGAATCGTATAATAAAATACATAGGAGTGATTTTATGAAGGTAATAAAAAAGCTGGTTATATTTTTTCTGTTTGGGATAATGCTCACATTTTCTGTACGTGCGCCGCTATGTGAGAGCATTGATCCGACAGATTCCGAAGTGATTATTAAGACAAGTGCCAATAATCAATACGTAATACATAATTATACACAGGAGATCATAACCGAAGAAGAACGGCAGCCATTTGTTGTGAATAAAAGCAATAATATTTCTGCGGAATGCAAATACCATTTCTTTTTCAATCGTTCAAGACAAATGGAGGGAACACTTTTTAAGCAGAGGGCGAGAAGTATGATCCAGTCCGTTCTATATCGCTGAAAAGAGGGTATAATGAAATAAAAGAGAACAAATGTTCTTATTGTGCGATATTGGGAGGGACGGAAAATGGATTACAAAAAGGAAATTATTGAAATGATAAACGGAATAAAAAAAATAGGCACATTAGAGTACCTGTACACATTCATAAAGCTATTTCTGGAGAGGTGGGGCAATTAAGCCCCACTTCTTTTTTATTGATTAGAAAGCATGGAATCAATTAGACTTAAAACAATTTTCTGGTCGCGCTCGCTTAATAATGAGAATTTTGAAATCAGATTAAAATCTTCTCTCGCCTGTTCGGAAGTGTCTTTTCTGGCACGTCCTACATTAAATCCCATCAACCACGATTCCGAGACATTTAATGCCATTCCTAAGACAACCAGTTTTTCTTGACTGGGTTCTGTCTTTCCAGAAACGTACTGGCTAATATCCGACTTATTCATTTTCACATTGTATTTCTTACAGTATGGAAGAACGAGATTAAGAATATCAACCTGTCTCAGATTACGTTCGTCCATCAAAGTTTTAAATCTTTCCGATGAACTAACCTTTTCCATTATATTATTCTCCTTTCGCTTTCTGATGATAATATATCACATATTAAACAAAAGTTCAAGACTTAAAACATTAAAGTTAAAAATATTGAAAATATGTATTGACATAATGAAAACGCAGTGTTATATTATAATTAGTTCAAAACATTGAACTAGAAAGGAGTGTGAAATATGGCATTTGATTACAGTAAGCTCAAAGGAAGAATCATTGAAAAATATGATAGTCAGAGTTCCTTTGCAAATGCTATGAAGTGGTCGGAACGTACATTATCACTGAAGCTCAACGGAAAGCTGTTTTGGAAGCAGTCAGATATTTGCAAGGCAGTCAATCTGTTAGAGCTTTCTGCTGATGATATACAAGACTATTTTTTTAAAGAAAAAGTTCAAAGTTCTTAACTAGAAAGGAAGCGAAAACATGAAATACAGTCCGCTTGGTAGTGGAAAGCTGATATCTCAAACTTTCAATGATGGTTGCTTGAAAACCACTTTTGAAAGAGAGAACGGATTGAAGTCCGAATATGAAATTTATGTAAATTGGACGAATCCGAATCAGTTAGCAGAAGTTTCATTTCAGTTGCCCTTCCGCGATTGGCAGACACTTGAAAAGTCTGAGGTTTGGAAAAATCTGGATGAATTTCTGTCGGAAGTTCAAATCGAATATATTCCGAAGTACCGCCAAGCCCAACCAATTGTAGAGGAAAAGGTTGTGTATAGAAGTCTGTTAGGTTCTTTAATTGCATTCTTTCGTGATAAATTGACTCGCCAATAGCACGCCCTTTTAAGCATGAATAATGGGTTCCGCTATACACATAAGAAATATTTACGATTGATATGGCAACTCTGGAATGATTGATGATTTCAAAATGAACAATCAGTTCATTATTATCTTTCAACTTGAAACCAATAGGAATAAACTCTATCTTTTTTCGAGATTGGAATAAGTTCCATGCAGTTCCAGCAGACCCTATTAACCCAAGCATAAAGGAAACATTTTCAAATGTAATGATTTCTTTAGCTGATTTTAAAATTGAAATGATTTGATTTATTTTAATCACCTCCCCGTACAGGGAGTATAACACGAAACGAGGATTTTTAAAATGAAATTTCCGAGATATGTATATGTGATTACTCATGTAGTCACAGGAAAGAAATATGTAGGCAGCACAAGAAATGTTAAATCCAGATTTGCAGAGCATTTAAATCTTTTAAAATCTGGCAGACATACTGTCGAACTTTTTCAATCTGATTGTGATACTTTTGGTGTCAATTTAACTTGTGAGACGATTGACACAATATCGGATTATAGTGAAAAAGAAAAAGAGCATGAATGGCAGAAAAAACTTGGGACATTAAATCCGTCAACTGGTTATAACTACAAAGATCAGAAATGGAATAACCACAAAGACTGGGCTTTAAGCCATGGGAAAAACACTGAAAGAAGAGAAAAATGGAAAGAAATATTAGAAAACAGTTCAGAACCATGTGTTCTGATTTCTGCGTGCATCACAAATTCCTGGCTCGGCAGAAACGGATTTGCAAAAGAATTAGGAATTTCCATAAAAGAGCTGAAAGAAATTGAATCCTATAAAAAAGAACCAACAATCAACCAGCTTAGAAAGATTAGTGAATTATCATCAATTCCTATGGATTATATTTATGTGCCAAATATTTTTTGATCAGGAGTAAGAAGAAAATTCTTAAAAGTAAATACAACCTAATCAAACCATATATAAGGAGGAAAACATGAAGAAATTTGAATTAACATCAGAAACCAAAATTAACATTTTCGGAAAGAAACTTTTCCGAATCAAAGCACTCATTTCGTTTGGAAACGTAGAAGCCGGAGAAACTGGCGGATGGGTAGAAAAAGAAGAAAATGTAAATCAGTCCGGCAATGCATGGGTGTCCGGAAATGCAGAGGTGTTCGACAATGCAAGGGTGTCCGGCAATGCAATGGTGTTCGACAATGCAAGGGTGTCCGGCAATGCAGAGGTGTTCGACAATGCAAGGGTGTCCGACAATGCAAGGGTGTCCGGCAATGCATGGGTGTCCGGAAATGCAGAGGTGTCCGGCAATGCAATGGTGTCCGACAATGCATGGGTGTCCGGAAATGCAGAGGTGTCCGGCAATGCAAGGGTGTTCGGCAATGCAGATTACGCAACTATTCATGGATTCGGTACTCAATTCCGCACAACTACATTCTTCAGATGTAAGGACAAGCAAGTTAAAGTGTCTTGCGGCTGCTTCTATGGAACAATTCCAGAGTTCCGTGAACAGGTGAAAAATACCAGAAAAGGCAAAATCGCCGAAGAATACTTGATGATTGCCGATCTCATGGAGAAACATTTTGCAGAAGAAGCAAAAATAGAAGAAGCATCATAATCTATCGTAGAAGGGGGAATTGCAATGGCAGTAATCAAAACAATCAAAAAAGGATCTGGGGTAATCAGAATACATGATGATTACTGCAAAGATAATACACCGGAAGACAATCAGAAGATTGTAGATGAGTGTTCAAGAATCATCTTGGACTATTACAGAAGAAAAGAAGCAAATTTGGCATAAACGCCCCGGAGGGAGTCGACACCTCCACCCCGGAGCAGTGTACTCACTAACCAAGACTTAGTGGATACAGGTAAATTATAATCCTCTATCCGCTAAAAAGTCAATATTAAGCGAGAGGAAAATAACATGGAAAATAAAAAAAATACAACAAACAACGAAAAGATTACATGGAACGATTTGGAAACAATGCTAGCTACCGAAATCGTGAAAAAAGCAAGGAGAGAGACTAAGAAGTGGTTCAGTGCATGGCTTTTGACTGCCGCGCTGTTAATCATTACTAATATCTTCTGGTATATTGCTTACAGTCTGTAATCTTTTTCTTTTTTGGAGGGAAAAAGAATGAAATCACCTAGACAAAATAGAAAGGATATCGTAGTCAGTGCGATTATTGGGATTCTGCTTACTTTTCTTCCGGTGTGGATGTGGGAGAAGAACTTGCAGCAGATCCTGGCAAGTATCGTATTCGCACTGTTTACGTATTTAGCACTGCTTTGAGAAAGGAGAATGGAAATGTTGTGGAAAATGATTAAGGAGATTATTGATCTCGGAGAACGTATTTATAATGAAACACCTGCTTATTTATCCATTGATATTAGCACTGGAACTGGATCTGTTAACATCTATATCATGGATAGAGGTTTTGAAAAGGATCATGGATATGATGGATTATACACGCTCTTATTAAGTGACGCGCAAGAAAAATTTAATCGTAGACAGTTTGAAAAAGCTAAAACTCACATGCTTAGACTTCTTGAAGAAGAGGTGAATGCTAATGATGTATGAGACATCAATGCTCAGAATGCTACCTACACTCACCCTGGCCCAGGTAATCAATGATCTTCTCCGGGAAATGCAGAGTCGAGGAGACAATATCCTTGATTATGAAAATGCGGACATGTACCTGGACAGAATCGAATATCACGCTGGAGACCGAAAGGAAGATGGAAAGATTGTTCCAGGAGAAGGCGACAGATCAGACAACCTGTATTGCTTTTTTAAGGCGGTGTAAACATGGAAGAGCGAATTAATGAGATTGTTAGATTGATTGACACCCAGCTTGCTATTGTGCCGGATAATCCGATAGAGGAATCATACAAGGCGAGAGCATTGGCGAGTTATGTACAGGCTTTAAATGGGCTTTTAACGGCCCAGAAATCATATAAGGAGGAAAGTATCAGTGAGTGAATTTGAAATCCGTATTCCGGCAAGAAAGAAGCAGCCGGCAACCGATAAGGACAACCCGGTCGTGAAAGTATCAACAGGTGCTTACAATGCACTGGTTGAAATCTATAACGAATCGACCTTATCAATGAAAGATATTGCAAGTTTGCTGATCGTTGAGGGCAGCAAGCATGTAGTTTATGACAAGGAGGAATGACTTATCGCAACACCCGTATTAATTATAGGAAAATCTGGTTCTGGCAAAAGTACCAGTCTTAGAAACTGTCAAAACAAAAACTGGAACCTTATCAGAGTATTAAACAAGCCACTTCCATTCAAGGGGAAAATTGACGGATGGTTTACAGATGATTACCAGCAGGTAATGAAGTGCCTGATCGCATCAAAAGCAGAGTCAATTGTTATTGATGATGCAGGCTATCTTATCACTAATCACTTTATGAGAGGGCATGCTTCTGCCGGAAAAGGCAATGCAGTGTTTGCTCTGTACAATGATATTGGAGACTATTTCTGGAATCTTATCCAGTTTATCGTCACGAAAGTACCGCAGGACAAGATCGTATATATGATGATGCACGAAGAAAAGGATGATTCTGGAGATGTGAAACCAAAGACCATAGGAAAGCTACTTGATGAAAAAATTTGTTTGGAAGGTCTTTTTACCATCGTTCTTCGCTGTATTGAAGAAAGCGGAAAACACTTATTTGTCACTCAGTCCAGCCAGGGAGCAGTAAGTAAGTCTCCGATCGGAATGTTTGACAGTTTAACTATTGATAATGATCTCGCAGAAGTAGACAAGATCATTAGAGACTATTACGAATTAGGAAAAGGAGAAAACAATAATGCAGAAACCAAATAGCTATGACACAACACAGGCAGCAGGAGAATTTGAACCGATTGCTCTTGGCGGACACAAGATGGTTATTAAGCAGGTATCAGAGAAAAAATCCCAGGGTGGACTTGATATGCTTGTTATCTTGTTTGATTTCGCAGAAGGAGACGAACAGGCGGGTTACTTTATGAAGCAGTTTGAGAACGATATTCGTCCAGACAAGAAATACCCGAATGCAGGCACAAACTACATGGTCATTGACGAGAGTGTAGATTATGGTGTCCGCAACCTTAAAACATTTATCACATGCGTAGAAAAGTCAAATCCGGGCTTTGCTGTTAAGTGGGGTGACAACTTCGGACAGCAGTTTAAGGGAAAACTGATCGGCGGCATCTTCCGTCTGGAGAAAGACTGGTACGACAATAAAGAAGTGAAACGCCACAAGCTTGCATGGTTCCGCAGCCTGGAAGGGATCAAAGATGCAGATATTCCAGAAGAGCGTACCACAAAAGCGTATGACGATCATCTGAAAGAAGAAGCTATCATGGGAGCGAATCCGGCAGGTACGGACTTTATGAATATTCCAGACAGCGTACAGGAAGAACTTCCATTCAATTAAAAGGATGTGTTTTTAATGGTTATACAAGTAGACACAAGGGAGCATAAATCAGAATGGGAGCGGATTCAAAAACAGTTTGACAGCCTTGAAGTACAATATTTCCGATCAAAGTTATACTGTGGAGATTATCAGTCTTTGGACAATGCAAAGCTCTGTATTGACCGCAAAAAGGATTTACAAGAGCTTGTAAATAATGTCTGCCAGCAGCATGAAAGATTCAAAGCGGAGCTGATTAGGGCACGTGAAGCAGGTATTCAGCTTGTCATTCTATGTGAACATGGAGACGACATAAAGTCAATTGGTGATGTGTATTTCTGGGAAAATCCCAGAAAGCACAAAACCATCTGGCGGACAGTAAACGGAAAGAAAGTCAAAACCGTAATATCTGAAAAAGCTATTGATGGTTGCCAATTGTACAAGTCTCTTTGCACGATCAGGGATAAATATGGAGTTCGGTTTGAATTCTGTACAAAAGAAGAGACTGGACGGCGAATCATGGAGTTGCTGTCATGACAAAAGATGAAATCAAGCAATCAGTGAAAATGTCGGAGATACTTTCCAGGTATGGACTAAAACCGAACAGAGCAGGATTTATATGTTGCCCTTTTCACAAGGAAAAGTCAGCATCCTGTAAAATCTACGATGATTCCTTTTACTGCTTCGGCTGCGGAACCGGTGGCGATGTGTTTGATTTCGTGATGCAATACGAATCCGTCCCTTTTAGCACTGCATTTATCGAGCTGGGTGGTACTTATATCTCTAAAAAAGGTAAAAGTCGTAACCAGATCAGACATGAAGTGCGAGATATCAAATTAAAAAAATGTAATCCCGCTCAGGATCCTAATGAGCTTGAGCAGGTAGAAAAGAACATACTTATGTACGAAACAGCGCTAAAAACCTTCCCTCCTGGTTCAGAAGAGTGGTATATGTGCCAGTTCAACCTTGAAAAAGAAAGAAGCAGATATGAAATATTGTCAGCTAAGGCAGGAGGTGAGAAGCATTCTTGAAAATATTGAAAATTTGCAAGCAAATGATTTTATGCAGAAGCAACTGTATGAAGAACTTTTTTCAATAAAAAGTAAAATCGACCGTTCGGAAGCTAAATTTAAGTTAATGGACAGGGCGAAGAGTGTAAGAGCAAAAAGCATAGCCGAGGAATTCATAAAAGAATTCCAGAAAGCAGAACAGGACAAGGAAAAAGAAGAAAAAGTAAATCGTTCCATGCAGTTAGTTGAAAATATCACAAACTTTTATGAGGATGATATTGGAAAAGAATATCCCAACATGGCTTGTGGCAGCTGGATAGCTACAGAAAACGGAATATTTTCTTCTGAAACATCCAAGGCGAGAGAACTTGTATGCCACCATCCAATCATGCCGATACGTCGACTGAAAAATATTGAAACAGGCGAAGAACAGATCACAGTGGCTTTTAAAAGAGATGGATACTGGACAGAAATAACTGTTCCAAAAATCGACATTGTGACTTCCAGGGCGATAACTAATCTTGCAAGGTTCGGTGTGCAGGTCAACTCGGAGAATGCAAGGCTTCTTGTGAAGTATCTGGCGGACGTTGAAATGTACAATGCCGATATGATCGACATACAGCACTCTACGAGCAAGTTAGGGTGGCATGGCAATGTATTTGTACCTTACGACCTTTCAATCGTCTTTGACGGCGAATACCGCTTTAAAACACTATTCCAGAGTATACAGGAAAGTGGAGACTACTTCAAGTGGGTGACTCTGGCTAAACAGTTACGATCGTGCGGACGATTAGAACCACGAATAGCACTGGCAGCATCTTTTGCAAGTGTGCTTGTGCAACCACTTGACGCGCTGCCATTCATTGTGGATTTCTACGGACAGACAGGCGGCGGCAAGACAGTAACGATCAACATAGCTGCATCTATCTGGGGAAACCCGTCGCCAGGATCCTACGTTGGGAATTTCCGGTCAACAGATACGTCATTGGAGACAAGGGCAGACATGCTTAATAACTTTCCGATGATCCTCGATGACTCTAAGAACGCTTCTCAATATATTCGGGACAACTACGAAACATTGATTTACAATCTCTGTTCCGGTAAAGGGAAAGGAAGATCAAATAAGGACCTCGGAGCAGCTAAGGAGAATACATGGAGTAATGTAACCATTTGCAACGGCGAGAATCCTATTTCAGAATTTGCGGATTCCGGTGGAGCAATCAACAGAATTATTGAAATTGAGTGTTGCGAGGATATTTACGAGAATCCGGCAGAGATTAACAGCACTGTAATGAAAAATTATGGCTTTGCTGGAAGAGTATTTGTTGGAAATCTAAAAAAATTTACACCAGATGAGCTGAAAGAAATGAAATCTGAGATTGAAAAGGGCTTTGATGGATATAATTTTCCGGCAAAACAGGTAATGGCTATATCTACGCTCCTACTGGCTGACAAATTAGCTACAGATTTCATATTTAAGGATGGACGTGAGCTGACAGTCGAGGACGTCGTAGATATTCCTACACGCAAGAAAGATGTATCAGAAGGTCAGAGATGCTATGAATTCATTCTTGAAAGTCTTTCCGTGTACGGGCAACACTTTGATGCACAATTCAGCTGTGATCAATGGGGATTCAGGGAAACTCCAGATGAGTATGGAGACGTATATGTATACTTTTATCCGAAACCTCTTGAAAATCTCCTAAAGAACAACGGATTCTCCAGAAAGGCCTTTTCAGCATGGGCGATTAATCGAGAATTAATTAAGCATACAGGAAAAAGGGATACGGTAATAAAAAGAGATGGGGGAAGTGTAATGAGACTTGTTGCTGTAAAGATTATTGATATAAAAGATCTTGAAGACGAACAGGAAAATGAGCATGTTGAAGCTGATTTTATACCTGCCAATACTGGAACAAGTGTTCCGTTTTCGTGATTTGTAACCATGTAACCATGTAACCCGCGGAAAAGCATGTGTATAGGGAATAAAAAAATATATAAAAAAATCATATATACATTGCAATCTCCTATAGGAAAGCCTTGGTTACATTGGTTACACGGTTACACAACTCTGAAACCCGCATAAAATAAGGGTTTGCGGTGTAACCAAGGTGGTTGAAAAGTTGGTTACACATTGGTTACAAAAATAAAATGATTACACAAATTAAAAAAATAAAATTAAATTGCATGAAAATTCAGATTGTTACAATTGGTTACTAAGGCATAAGGAGTGGTTACAAAAATGGAAAAAGAGAAGCTTAATAAAAAACAGCGGTACGCATTGGACACAATGTTGTCTGGCAGTAATGTTTTCCTTACAGGAGATGCAGGAACAGGTAAAACAACGGTTATCCAAACGTTTATTGATGAGGCGGAAAAAGCTGGTAAAAGTGTTCTGGTATCTGCTGCTACCGGAATAGCTGCGGACAATATCGGATACGGAGCGACTACCGTGCATCGTGCATTGAATATCTCAATCAAATTTGAGGACTACAAGAAAAAAGTGAAATCCAGAGCTGAACTGTTGGAGGAAGCGGATATCCTTATTATTGACGAAATCAGTATGTGCCGGTTTGATCTGTTCAATATGATTGCGAAGACGATCATCACAGAAAATGAAGAGAGAGCGGTTGACAGGCTTTTGAGCGGAGAGGATAAAGAAGACGTTCAACTGATCGTAATCGGGGATTTCTACCAGCTTCCACCAGTTATCACGACAGATGATCGTAAAATCCTCTGCCGGATGTATGGATCTGATTATGGAAAGGGTGGAAAGTACGAACACGGATATGCTTTCATGTCTGAATACTGGAAAGAAATGGGGTTTGAATATATCAAACTTGATGAGGTATGCAGGCAGAATGATGAGGGATTTAAGTATGTGCTGAATGATATTAAATATGGCAACAATATTAGAAAATCCATTGCATATCTGGAGAATAACGAATCAGACAAGGTTATACCAGAAGCACCATTCCTGGTTGGAACAAATGCTGAAGCTGATCGGATTAATAATACTTTCCTCGGGAAATTGGATAAAAAGACCGAAAAAGTGTTCCATGCAGCAGTTGACGGGGATCTGACATCTGCTGATATCAAGAACATTGCATTTGCCAGAGAGGACTTAATTCTTAACATCGGTGCAAAAGTGATGATTACAGTCAATGATCTGTCCGGAAATTACGTAAACGGAACAATCGGTATTATCCAGAAAATTGTGGATAACGGAGAATTTGAAGAATCCTATCTGGTTATCAAGACTGATAAGGGCAAAACAGTTAACTTGTACAGATACAGTAAAGACATTGAAAAACAGGTCATTGAGGAAACTGAACAGGAAAAAGATGGACAGAAGATCGTAAAAGAAAAGATAGTCCGTAAGAAAGCTGGTTCTTTCTCTCAGTTTCCGGTAAAGCTCGCCTGGGCTATCAGTATTCATAAATCACAGGGTCAGACATTTGAAAAGATTAATATTGATCCTTGTTGTTGGGATCCTGGACAGTTCTATGTAGCTGTTTCCCGGGCGAAATCCGCTAATGGCATACATTTTATCAGACCGATAAAACAGAGCTATATAAAGGCGTTTAGCAAAGATAACGAGCGACTTCTTGAACAGAGTTTTGAGGTAGAAGAAGGTGTATAAGTATGAGAGTGACGCATGAGCAGATACCGAACACCATAAAGTTTTTACAAATCGACTTTCCGGCACTGGTCCTTCAAACTGCCGGAATAGAAGAAAGGGACGAATACTGGCAGCAGGTAGTTGAGCAGATACACGTTGTATCAGACAAATATAATAAAAACGGCTTTGTGGATCATATGCTTACAGCCTATGCGGATTATCTGGACAAGATGCATAAGAAAGCTAAAAATCTGAACAAGGAGAAAACCAATGAACAAGATGAGGGAGTATGAGCGAGGGAGAGAGGACGGTCTTGACCTGGCGCTCAGAATCGTTAGAGACGGCGGTATAGAAGCACTTGAGAGGGAAATAAAATTTAGAGGCATTACAGGAGTACATACCTCTTTGGCCAGTAAAGACCTGGATAAAGCTGCACAGAAGATCAAAGAAATGACACTTGATACATTTACAATCCTTGGAATTGCCGTTTTGCATGATGATTTCGGATTTGGACAGAAACGCTGCCAGAAGTTTATGGACGGCATGGAAAGGGGGGGGCTGATTATCTGATGGATGATATGGCAACCTGGGAAGATTATAGAAGATCAATCAAAGAGGAACTGAATCTTGATTTGAGATTCCGCATTAACGATTAAGCGAGGTGCTATTGATGGGGAAATACAATACAGAGCGCAAACACAAAGAGGGACAGGAGACGTATAAAGCGATATATCACTTTATCTTGAAATATTACCGTAAACACCGCTATATGCCATCCACAAGAAATATCGCAGATGGATTAGACATTTCAATGTCTACTGCCAGAAAACACTTTAATTTGCTCTTAGACAACGGATTGCTCGTTAGCGAGGATCCGACAGAGCAGAGGGCGTATAGATTGAGTTATTCGAAGGTAGAGACCGATTAATCATGTATCACTGCACAATAGCGTGTCAGTTGCTTACATGGGGAAAGCGAGGATGGAAATGGAAAAATTAAATCCGATAAGTAAAGATAATTTAAAAGTCGGAGATGTAGTTGGAATTGCAAGAGAAGTGTGGAGTGGATATGGAGCAGGGTTTAGACACGTCATGGTGTATCCCGCAAAGATTATTCGTATAACTCCTAAACGAACTAAAATTGAAACCGACAAGTTTGGGAAGCACGATAAAAATGAAGTGTTTTATAAATATGATTCCGATGCCATAAAAGAAAGTGAAATGGCAAAGAAATTTAAGGAAATCAAAGAAGGCGTATATGCTATTGAAGATTTTAAGTCGAGACGTGGGCTGAAAACAATCAAAGATGAAGATTTAGATACACTGTCAGAGCATATTAATGCAGTTGCAGAAATTTTGAGAAGATATGGAAAGTGAGGACGCAATGACAGAGCAGGAAAAGAAGGAACTTCTGGACGAGCTGGAAAAACGTATTGACGAAAAATACAAAGGTTGCCTTACCAGAGAAGATGTTGCAACCACATTAAAATTACCGAGAGAAAAGTGGTTTAGAGATGAGAATGGGAACAGAAGAAGTTCTCTGATGATGGATGCTTTTGATTCATCTATTATCTCATGGCAGGTTTGGGAAACAATCAGAAAATTAACTTGCGTTATATGTGGTAAGCAGTACGTCAGACAACTTGCAAATGTAGAGAATGCAGATGAGATTGCAGAGAAACTTTGCCAGTTCGTTTATGACTTGAAGATAGATTTTAAGAAGCAGGAGGACGCAAAATGTTAATTAGAAGTCAGAATAGAGAAGTATTGATTGATCTCAATTCTATGGCAGGCACTGAAATTGCGGAAGGGCCTATAAAAACAATTATAACATCATACATAACCGGATGCAGTTATCTGCTAGGAGAATATTCGAATAAAGCAAAAGCCATGAAAGTACTGGATATGATTCAGGAAGCCTATGGAGATTCGGAATACACAAAATATGTAATTCCAGAAGTATGTAGGATATTAAGCATGAAGCCAAAAACAGAAGAAAACAAAGCACATGCAGGAGAACTTGGAGAAATGCTCAAAAAAGGAATGACGTTCCAGATGCCAGAGGATAGCGAGGTGGAAGCATGAAGTATAAATGCGTGAAAGCGTTCACGTTAGATACATACGATGGTGATGGATTTTACGTTGACGGATACATGGAAATTGAGGTTGGCGAAGTTTACGAAGTAGGAAATGAAAAAATTATTGATGGAGAAATCCATCTTGACGGAGTAAATGTTAACAGATGGATTGAGATATCACAAGAAATACTAAATGAGCATTTTGAAGAGGTGGTTGTATGAGCAGAGTACGAACCAGATTAGAACAATACAAAGCTGAGATAGAAAAGAAATCACAGTATAAGCATGGGCTTCCAGGGAGTGCGCTGGATATTGTGAATACTCTTCTAAATGATTTTGAACAGGACGAGAAAGAAAATGGTTGGATTCCGGTAAAATATCATCAGATATCAGAAAAAGAACGTGCGGAAGAATCCATATCAACTGATATACAGTATATGCTTGACTGCAAAATGCCAGATGACGGACAAGAAATATTGGTTACTAACGGAGAAACAACATGGCAAGATACAAGCTTTATTGATTGTGATGAATATTATCTTGATAGCAATTATGATTGGATTGATATTACGGCATGGCGACCACTTCCAGAACCATACAAGGAGGGCTGAGGAATGCGGTTAATCGACACAGATAAATTAAAAAAAGATATACTGCTTCAAAATATCTTAGGAGAACCAATACAGAAGATTATAGACAGATATATACATATTGTGGACGAGCAGCCGAAAGCTTTTGATGTGGACAAGGTTATCAACGAATTGAAAAGAGACAAATTCATTGAATCAGAATGTATCTTATCTGATGTGCATCAAGGATACAATGCTGGACTGAGCAGGGCGATAGAAATTGTGAAAGGCGGTGGAGTAGATGGCAACTAAACCGATTTTATTCAACACCCAAATGGTTCGAGCAATTCTGGACGGAAGAAAAAGCTGTACCAGAAGAATTGTAAAACCGCAATGGGAAGAGTGCCCGAATTGCAAATATGTTCACAACGAATACATATATGATAACCTGGCAGAGAACGTATACTGTGCAAGATGTGGTTATCCGTTGGAGCCGGAAAGAAGATCGCCATATCAGCCGGAAGATATCCTGTATGTTCGTGAGACTTGGCACAGATATACAAAGCGGGTTGGAAAAGGTGAAGGGTGCCATCTGGAAGAACACTATGGATATAAGGCTAGCATTGCAAATTCTGAAGACGCAGAAGAGCCGTGGAAACCATCAATCCACATGCCGAAAAAAGCTGCTCGTATCTGGCTGAAGGTTACGAATGTGAGCGTGGAGCGGTTACAGAATATCACAGAAGATGGCGCAAAAGCAGAGGGAGCAAATTGGAAGAATGGAAAAAACGTTGGTTGGGAAGAAAAAATGTGGCGTACAGCGATAGAAAGATTCGCTAAAATTTGGGATTCCACCATTAAGAAATCAGACCTTGATCGCTACGGCTGGAATGCGAACCCGTGGGTCTGGGTGATCGAGTTTGAGCGGTGCGAAAAACCGAAGGAGGTGTGATATGAGAGAAATTCTTTTCAAGGCAAAGAGCGTTTATGATGGAAAATGGGTTGAGGGATATTACCTAAGAGATCAATATCACATAGGGGGGAAGGACATTATTTTTTATCGGAAGGATTCAGATCTGTTTACAGTATATACCAATATAATTGATATAGAAACCCTCTGTCAGTTCACAGGTCTGACCGACAAGAACGGGAAGAAAATTTGGGAGAACGATATTGTTAATCATAACGGAGAATATGCCCCGGTAAAATTTGGAATGTATTGTTCGAGTTTTGATTACGGAAGCTATAATTTTGGATTTTATGTTGATTTTCCAGAAGAGACATTTTACAGAAAAGAACTTGGATATTGGCACAGAAAGATTGAAACTGCCGGAAACGTGTTTGACAACCCAGAATTATTACAGGAGGAACACAAATGAGCAGTGCAAGTGTAAGATTCGGAACAAAAGCATATGCATGTGCAAGATACTTCCTTAGACCGGGAAAGTGTTTCAAATGCATCGAATCAGCGCGGCGAAGATGTCACAGAACACGTCTATGAGGTCACATGCGGATATAGATGTGTTCAAGGAGTAGCAAAGAAAAAATAACAATAAGGAGAGACGAAATAGATGATTAATTTAACAGGAAAAAGCGTGTTTGTAAAGACACAGGAAGAATATTTGAGTGTTTTGAAAATGGCAAAGCTTCAGGGATTCACATGGGTGAGAGAAAACCATTTAAATCCTATCGAAATTCCACTTCCAAACATATTGATTTTTTACGATAGTAAAAACGTTACTTACAGAGATTTTGAAAAGGCATTGTATGAAGCGCCCGAAATCGTCGAAGATGAAGAAAAAATCAAAGATGCAGTAAGCCTTGTCAGAACATTTGCTAAAAACCCAGACAGAACAGCATTGACGGAATCATTTATTGAGTCCTTGAAGTTAATTGCAGATACTATAGAAAGTCAGATGGAAGAGGTGAAGTAGATGGAGAGATTAACAGATTATTCAGACGATGAATGCACATATATCATTGGCGTTGGGAATAAAACTTGCGAAGAATTTTGTAAAAACGCAGTAGATGGATGCAAGAATTGCTATATCCAACAAGTGTTTAAAAAACTTGCTGACTATGAAGACTTGGAAGAACAGGGCTTGCTTGTGAGATTGCCGTGTAAGGTTGGAGATACAATGTATGATATTGTAGGAAAACCTCTTAGAATTGTAGAACACAAAGTGGATGCTTTTCATATTGACAAAAAAGGCTTTCATTTACAAATTATTAACGGAGTTTTAGAAAAGAAGCAAGAAGCAAAGGTTTATTTTTCTCGTGAAGAAGCTGAGAAAAAAATGGAGGAACGCAAAAATGAAATTTAAACAATTCACAAATTGGTGTAATGAAAGAGCCTGTGATGGATGCTGGGGAATGCTAGAAGCAATAGCGTGTATTAATTTAATAAATGAGATTATGAAAATCCAATTTTGGAAAAGAGAAAAATTCTGGAAAGAAAATTATGAGCAACAGGTATTGGAAGAGATTATTAATCCGATAGAGAAGAAGTTGGAGGAGATGAAGAATGGACGTTAAAGAAGCCAAAGAAATATTATCCGATATGAGAGACCAGCATTTGCAGTTCATTGACGGAGCCGAAAATACTGGGACATGGGGCGAAAAATTTTTAAAAGAAGCATGGGCGTGTGATTCTGGCGCAAAGGCTCTTACCGGATTAATCACAGGGATAAAGATTGATAAAGGCGTTATCGCAGATAGTATTCAGCAATACGGCAAAAATAATCAAAGCACAGTCTGTATGGAAGAATGCGCCGAGCTTATCCAAGCAATCAGCAAGGCAAAACGTGGAAAAATCAACCGTGATAACATGATAGAAGAAATTGCAGATGTGTTGATCTGCATCGAAATGCTAAAGCAAATGTACATGATATCCGATGAGAAAATTAATAAGTGGATTGAAAAGAAACAGGCGAGAGAAGTAGAAAGGATGGAGAAGAATGAATAAATGTTGCGCTAGTCAAGATGGGATATGTCGGAATGCCATTCTTTTTGGAACAATATGCGATGGTTACAAAGAAAGATGCAGATTAAGACCAACTTATAACATTATCGAACAAACAGTGAAGAATTACCAGAACAATTTAAGAAAAATATTTGGAGCGGAGGATTAATCATGAATAAGAAAGAAATCGCAGAGATCAAGAAACAGTTTACACCAGCAAATTGTTCTATTACACGCATTTGTGGTTGTTATGTGGATGCAGAAAAAAATAAGAAAACCAAAATTAAAGAAGCTTTCCTTTCCCTTCCAGAGGAAGAAATGTTTAAGTATTTTGACATTTTCAAGAAAACCATGTCTGGCAGACTTGGAAAGAACCTTATGAACTTTGATTTTCCATTAGCACAGGAAAAAGAGGGTGGAACACAGGAATTTCTTATGCGGATCAGAGCAAGTAAACTTAAAGATGATGAGCTTTTGGACGAGTTCTACGACAAAGTGATTGAAAATTACGATTATAACGAAAATTACTACATAGTTCTCATTCATGCAGTATATGACATTCCCGGAAAAGCTTCTGATGGAACCGAAATGCACGATGCATCAGAAGAAATTTATGAACACATTCTGTGCAGCATTTGCCCAGTGAATCTTTCAAAGGCTGGGCTTAGCTATGATGTAGCTGAAAATAACATCAAAGATCGTATTCGTGATTGGGTAGTCTCAAGACCAGAAACAGGATTCTTATTCCCTGTATTCAATGACAGAAGCACTGATATTCATGGAACTTTGTATTTCAACAAAAACACAAAGAATATTCATCCAGACTTCATCGAAAATGTTCTTGGCACACCAGTTCCACGTATACCAGGGAATGAGAACAATGTTTTTTCGGATTTCATCATGGATAATTTCAATGGAAACACAACATTCAATTTCACTGAAAGCCTAATTGAATCTTTGCAGGAAGTAAGAGAACAGAAGAAAGACAGCCCAGAGATGATAACTGTATCATGTGACGAAATGGAACAGATTTTTGGATATTGCGGAGTTCCAGACGAGAAGTTGTTGGATTTCAAAGAAAACTGGGAAATGTATTTCAGCAATGAGCCTGTTGCCCTTGACAATATCCATAATTCAAAAACCGCAAAAATTGTAACACCAGATACAACAATCTGCATCCAGACAGATAAAATTGCTCTGATTGAACTGAAAGAAATAAATGGTGTTCCATCCCTTGTAATTCCGGTAAATGGAGAACTGAAAATCAATGGAATTGAAGTTGAATTAAGATAAACACTTTTGAAAAAGCCAGGAATTGGAGAAAGGAATTTCAAAATTGGCAAGCGATGTAAAATGGATAAAAATATGTTCAGACATTT